ATAAGTTTAAGAAACTTGCGGGTATGGCGAAACGCTTCAGGGACGAACTGTTTGGGGAGTGGTGGAAGTATTACGTTGACTTGGGTGCAGCACGAGACGTGCAACCAACCGTAGACATAGCACAGTTTGTGGACGATATACGGGACTGGTGCCAGGGTGAGGTGGTCCATGCGGTGGCGGGAAACGAAGAACGATTTGACGAACTATTTAGAGCGGGGGTTAGACGTTTTCTCACGTTGGCACCGTGTAGACAGTCGCAGAGACAGAACCTGTCACCAATGGAGTGGGCGGAAGACCCGGAAAGGTGGGCGAGGAGTGGCACTTCTGACGGAGAAAGGTTGCAGGTCCTAGTTGAGGAGGAAGGTCGATGGAAGATCAGGAAAGCAAGGAAGAGTAAATGGGCAACAGCGTTGGCGCTAGACATGGATAAGATGCAGGAGATGCTGATGGTGAGTACACGGCAAAGAAACAAGGCAATACAGAAACGGGAAGCACAAAAAGTTAGGGCGGTAATAGCCGGCGACTTACCGCTATACCTCAAGATGTCGTACGTGGGCGAGTGGCTAGAGGACGCACTGAGGGGACACCCGGAATCAACACTTTTCTTTAGTGCTGAACAGCAAATGAATTTATGGAATAAGATGGCACTGCACTGCGAACTACAATCAGTTAAGGTACCACTCGACCAAGACCAATTCGACCACGTCGTAACGAGGAAGATGATACGCATAGTAAACGAAGAGATAAAACGGTTTGCGGCGAACAAGGCTCCAATAGAAATAAGACAGTACATATTAGAAATGATGGATAGGATACAGTACGGAGTAGAGGAAGGGACGGTGCAGGTGGGTTCGGTAGTACTGAACTACGAGAAAGGCGTAATGAGTGGTTGGAGATGGACAGCACTATATGATACCTTGATAAACGCGGCAGAACTCTATGTGGCACAACAAATAGTAATAGAACGCATGGGCGCGGATCCGATAATGAGTTATTGTGCACAGGGGGACGATGATCAGATCGAGTGTAGAACATATGCACTCGCGGTGGCACTTTGTTCAGTGTACTCGGAGGTTGGGCTGAGGATAAACCCAGGGAAGTTCTTCATTGCACAGGATGCAGACGAATTCCTGAGACAAGTGGCCTGGAAGGATGACGTGAGTGGTTATCCGGCAAGGGCAGCAGCAGCATTGGTCTTTAGGAACCCAACGAGCAGGGATGAATTAAGAGGAGAGGAAAGGATACGTGAGATGGCAAACAGTTGGAACCAGTTTTTCAATAGACAAAAGAAGTGGAATTGGCCAATGGCG